GACGAGTACTCGATTTGATTGGAGTAGTCTACTATCGGCACAGCCTCCACAATGACCTTTGCCGTCTCTTGGTCATAAGAGATTTGCATCTTATAGCCTACGCTCTTGAGCATGGCTTTAAGACCGTCATACAGGGTTACATAGCGGTTATAGCGGTAGTTGACCGTAATGCCCGTGGGGGTCGTTGAGCCTTCAAAAAGGTTGGGGAATGCGGCGCTTACCCTCGCTCCGATAACGGCGTTAAGCTCTCCGCTGTCGGTGGCGTAGTCCTGACCTGTCGGGGGAATGATAATCTTGTTTTGGAGCATCCCTCTCCATGTGTAACCGCCACATGCTACCGTGCCCTTCTTGGTATCAACCTCCAACCGCTTGAAGAGTCCGCCGTATTCGGTGTTAGGGATGTACACCCTTGAGCCGTCCTCGATGGTCTCCCACTCGGCAGAGTTACAGGTAACGAGGTAGGAGTTTTCCTCGTCTCCCACCTCGAAATCGTACTCCTTAAAGAGGAGGTCTCTCACTTCTTCCCCATTCGCGTTGGCAACAATGATACTAACCATTGATCACCTCCACTCTCGGCTCAGACCGCTCGTGGTAAATCGTCAAGTCAACGCCGTACTCGGAGTCCCAAGAAATCGTTAAATCCCCACCCGTGATTTTCTGAAATACAGAATCTGTCTTGTTGCGGAAATTGAACATGTTTGTTCTTACTCCGTCCTGGTACATCATGATTGTCTTCTGTCGAGAATTGATGATGACGTATGCTCCCTCCGGAATGGTTGTATAAAGCGCATATGCATACCCATTTATCACCACTCGCGGATTAACTGCCTGACCAAATATGGTCATTTCAAAATCAGATTCGAATGGGAAGTTGGTCTGTATGTGCCTCGTGCCCATCGCGGGAGAGGTGTAATCATACATATAGTCAAACGGGTACTCTAGGAAACCGCTTGATGATTCCGAGGAGGACGGCAAAGAAACGTGGAAATTCTGTACCCAAAACGGGTACGGCGCATAGATCGAAATCTTGTTGCTTGTCCACGTACCTACATCTGTAGGCTCCGTGGAGGATTCCGTAATAAAGCACTCTAAATAGTAATCGCCCCAAATGATTCTGCCCGCGCGCTTTGTACGCACATCATTCTCAAAATCATCATGGAGGTTCTGTATGAGAGCGCGTCTCCGCCTCTCAGAGCCATAAAAAATCAGCTCTGTATCATATACAGCCGCTTCTCTTGAGAAGTCTGCAACACGGTATCCGTATTGGAGCTTCGTGCCCTCAACCTCCCAGGTCCAGTTGTAATAATTGGCATCTCTGTGGCGAATGCCATTAGAGATGAGGCTGTAGGTGTTGCCACTAGAGGCAACATAAGTTATTGGTACTCTCATGCTTTAACACCTACCTCTCTCAGCGCCCTCTTAAACTCTCTTCCGTTAATATCTACGGTAAGGTCTGCCGTCTTAAGAGCCGCGACCATCGCACGGTAAAAAGCATTAACGAGCGTTGCATTGTTCGCCGCGCTTGCATTGCTGATGTCTCTCATAAGGCTTTGCTTGCCGTACATGATTTCGTGTCCTGCCTCGCCCGCTCCGATCGTGCCGTAAGGGGTAGCCATAACGGTAGGGCTCGTAAACATAAACGGTTGGTTCATGGCTTTCTTGTACCAATCAACACTAAGATGAGGCACACTCGGAGGGTTAAGGCTAAACTCTCCATCAAGCCTAAAGTGAGGCAATGCGGGCATCTCTATTTTTGGCAACTTCAACGTGAGACCCGAGAAGAAACCCTTGATGTCCTCGATGACGCTTTTCACCTTGTCTTTGATGTCGTTGAATTTCTCCGTAAATTTGCTCTTAAGGTCATTCAGCTTCTCAACGGCGGAGTTCTTCAACTCAACAAGTTTGTTAACAACATCATTCTTCATGCCCACAACCTTATTTACGACATCGCTCTTAATCTGATTCCACTTTGCGCTCATATCAGATTTGACCGCGTCAATCTTTTGGACAATCTGGGTTTTTATCTCCTCAAACTTCTGTTGTATTTTCTCTTTGAGCTGTGTGACATATTCCTTAATCGACTCAACTACATTTGATACCACAGCCTTGAGCTGTTCCCAATGTGTGATAGCGTAGACGATGACCGCCACCGCCGCCGTGATGGCAACAATTACGATGCCAACGGTAGAAGCCGCCACACCCAGAACGCCCGCAACGGTGGTTACCGCCGTGATCAGTCCGCCTATACCAGTGATTATCGATCCGATCAGCGCCACTATCGGCCCGACTACGGCAATGATGCCAGCAATCGTGACAATTGTCTGTTGCGTTTGAGGCGACAAAGATTCCCACTTTTCTCGGAGGTCTTGTACAACCTTCGCAACATTCTCCAGAATCGGTTGCAATACCTGTCCGATGGTAGCGCCCAACTCCGCCCCCGTCAGCTTCAGCTGATTGAGAGTCATCTGCCATTCGTCGATTGGATCGAGGGTCTCGTTGAACGTGTCCGCCAGATTCCCGGCGGAGTCTGCTGCAGTGCCGCCCAGATTCTCAAAATCAATCGTGCCATCCTTGACCGCTTTGAAGACCTTGTCGCCCTGTTTGCCGAATAACTCGTATGCTTTCGCAAGTCCTTCTGCATCGTCTTCACTGTTGGCAATGGTGTCTTGCAGGTCTGCAAGTGCATCGTTGAGCGGG